CGGAGCAGATAAACGAATTCATGGCCTTGCGCATCGGCTGTATTCCGTCGTTGAATCTCGTCGCCTTTTCGCCGCCGATATAATCGCCGCCTTGTCCGATTGCAAGGGTCAGCATTGGGGCGGAATTGAAATAGTCGAGCAGCATGTCGAATACCGCGTCGAGGTCTTGGACGTCTGCGCCGTGCCAGCGTAGCTGGTCGTCGAACCGGAATTTGAAATACGTGTAGTCGTCGTCCAGTTCGATGAAATGTGTCGCCCCGATCTGCTGGGCCAGCTCGAAACAGGCGTTACGGGCGTAGATGATTGCCCGGCGGTCGCCGAAATTGTCGCCCTCGTCGAATGTCTTTGCGATCTCCGATTTGGAAAAGACGAGCACGTCGCCGAAGCGTTTGCGATACTCCGGCAGCGTCTTGTCTTCGTCGTCGCAGACGATGTATATTTTCCCCGTGTACCCGTGTTTGCGCAGTTTCTCGTAGGTCAGCACCCGGTCGGGGCGTCCGTGCGTCAGAATGAACGCAACGAACCCGTTATGCCTCATTGCCATACTCCCGTGTGTATTCGTTTCGTATTTCGTCCGACAATCGGATGTAGCCCTTTTCGATGGCTTTGCCGAAGTCGATAATGACCAGCGCCGAATCTTCCATAAGCTCCTGCATTTCTTTCGAGGCGTGTGCGTAGTAGTCGGCGATCTTGGCGTAATCGAACACCGTATGTCGTGCGGCAGCCTGCCGCAGAAACTCTTTTTCGTCGGGCGATACGTTCGACGCTTCGATCTTTGCCAGCAGTTCGTCGGTTCGGCCGCTGTCGGTCAGCGTCGATAAGTCCGGTTTTTCGTTCTTCGGCTCGTAGACGGGCGACGTGATTTTGTGCGTGTAGTGCTCGTCGGCTTCCCCGTCGCCGCCACAGCGTCGCCCTGTTATATCGTTAGGGTCGATACCATTTGCCGCGGCCAACGCCTCGATGGCCGATTTTGGGAGCAGGTCGATGTCGAAACCATCGTCGATGATCGCCGCGATGTCGTACTCGTTTGCCAACATGTCAATATCGAACGTGCCGAACGATAGGTTGTCTTTGATGATGAACTGCTGTTGCTCGTCTTCGTCGAGTTCCGAGGCGTAAAGCGTCGGCACGGTCGGGTGCATCTGCCATTCGCGCCAGTAGTTCAGCAGCGCGGATTGTTTCGCCTCGTCGAAATGCCGGAACCGATACGACGCCCGCAAGATTTCTGCGAGGTCGTCGAATCCGAGTTCGTGAATGTATTTCAGCGCCCGCAAGCGCATATTTCCGGCAAGGGCGATATTCCGGTCGTCCACGACGACGGGGCGGTAATACAAGCCTTTCGGCAGCAGTAGCAGGGATTTGACCAGTTCGGCGAAATCGTCTTCGGTGATTTGTCGCGGGTTGTGCTCGCTGGTATTGAGCGCGCCGACCTGCATTTCGATAGTTTGCGGAATTTTCATAGGCCCGGTATGCGTTTACTCTGTATTGGTTACCAGCACAAAGATATGCAAAAAGCGTGTAAATAATACACGCTTTCGGGTAAGATTTTATCAGCGATCAGACTTTCGAAATTCGGTCGCTGCATTTATCAATGAAGCACACGGATTCCTGATGCAGTTCGCACCAACCCTGCCCCTCGTCGTCTTCGTCAGCGAAAAGGGCGCAACTACCGCAACCGACAGCGCGCATCTTGTCGCAGTCCTCCTTGCAAGCGGCGGCACATTCCGGGCACAGAATCACGTCGTCGCGGGTAACTACAAACCCGTCGCAATCGGGGCAGCCCATATTCTCGCAGTTTTCGCACTGCACAATTTCTTCCCCACATTTGGGGCAAGTCGCGGTCGTTTGTTTTTTGTCCATCTTTATTTTGGTTTTGAGTTATTAAGGGCGGCATTCATTTGCCGCAACATTTCTTGTATTTCAAACCACTACCGCATGGGCACGGTTCGTTGCGGCCAATCTTCTCTCCGCTTCGAACGTATGTCCTGCCACCTCCGTTGGCGCATCGTTCGCAGATGGGACGACAATAACCGTCGTATTTGTAAATCCTCGGGCGGCCGCAGATGGCACACCGTTCCTGTACGGTAGTTTCCGGGGCAATAGCTTTGTTATTCATTGTAATAAGAATTCAAGTTCGGCGATTTGCGTGTGTTTGAGCTGCGCGCCTGCACGTGTCAGATACTCTTTTTTCTGCTCTTTCAATTTGTAGCGGTCGGCAGATGCGGTGATTCGATCTACCTGTCCGCGCAGCTGGTCGAGCATCATTCGTATACCCTCTTCCGGGGTTGCCTCGACAAAGCGGATAAGGCGGCGCAAGTGGGCGATCTCGTTGTTGTGGTCGCCGATCATGCGGCGGATCTTCTTGCTGCGTTTTGCATCGGCCTCTGTTACCCCCCCCCGAACCGACCATATTTTTTCGTCTTCGCTTCGGAGCGCTTCGATAGTCGCGATTTCGTCGCGGATAAGCCTGTTAAGGTCTTCAGCTGTTTTCATGGCTACCGTAATTTTTCGATTATTGATGTAAGGTTCTGCATATAGTCTGTATTGGGATTTTCGCCGTGAGTGCCGACCAGTCGGACGTACAGCCATTCGAGGAATTCGGCGTCGTTTGAGGGCGATTCGTTGGTTGTGCGGTTTCGCTCGTCCACTCCGTAGATGTATCCGATGATCTTTTTCGCTGCATTTACCGTTTCGCGCATAGACCAATATGGGGTCAGTTTGTGCGGTTCAAATATCCCGACGAGGGATTCGAGCACGGCGAGCAGGTCGGGCGCGGCTGCCAATAGTCGGGCGTTGGCCTCGATGCGTTGTTCCGGCATCGGGCGCGGGTTATTGCGCAGTACCTCTGCGACGGGAGCGCAGCCGACAGCGTCGCCGGAAATCGAAACGATGGTATATTCTACGACGCCGTTTTTGTGTTCGTGTCCGTCAACCCGCCACGGGCCGGGCGTCCCTCTGAATTTCGGGTTGTGTGTTGTCATTGTTTCTCGGTTTTTGTTGGTTGATGATTGATTTTGTGTCGTCTGATTTTCCCAAATGCTCGCTCGATCTCTTCGACGGACGGCGGAACTATCGGGCGGGCACAGGTGATTTCGTCCCGTGGTTCGTTATTCGCCGGGCGTGCCATGTACCAGCGTATTTCCGACTGGAATTCCTCTAACGTTCGGCAGACGACGTGTCTGCTTCCGTTCGTGATTGCGAGCGAACGCCATTCGATTTGTGCGTCCGATAGGGCGGAATGTCGGTCGGTAGTTTTCATTTCGATACATAGGGCGTTGAAGCCCCCGCGTCCGAGCAACAGGATAAGGTCGGTAACGCCTGCGGTTACGCCCTCCGCTTTCATTATCGCGGCTTCCGTGCGGCTCCGTGCGCCGCCGTTCGGAACGGCGAACAGGAGTTTGCCGACGGCGGGGTATTGGAGCCGGAACCAACCGACGCACATTCGTTGCATGTGCGATTCAACGTGTCGTGTCATAATCAAAATAGGGTTAGTTGTTTGAACGCCGTTGCACGGCGCTGATCGTCGATTTGCTTGATGATGTTCCGAATGTATCGGGCCAGCGTGCTGTCTTTGATGAATCCGTCTTCGTCGTCCTCGTTGTCGAGATTCGACTGGGAGCGACCGGAACAGTTCGCCAGTTCACGTTCGGCTGATTTGCGGGCATCGAGCAGGGCGGCAAGAATCGCGGCGGCCTCCGTTGGGTATCCCTTTTGCACATCATCAACGAATCCGGCCCCGACGTGATGGCCCGAATTGTGCAAGTTGACGTCCAGCCCGTAATCCCAGCGTCCTGTCGGCGACTGCGCCGTTTTAACCTCCACGATACAATGGTGGTTGAATAATCGGACAGGTCTGTTAGGCGTTAGACATACGTCGTGAATGTTGAAATCGAAACCGTTGTACGATAACGCCACGAATTTACCGCTATCCTGTCCGGCTTTTTCGTGGTTATCAAGCCACGCGCACCACTCTTTGAACGTAAACTGTTGCCCGGTGCATCGGCAGGTATGATGAATGTCTTTCATTTCCGGTAGGGTTTTAACGATTTGAGTTCCGTCGGGAACCAGTAGCAGTCGTAGTCGAGGTAGACGCACCGGCCCGAAAGCTCCGGTTTGCAGAATCCCATTATTATGTGCGGTTCGAACCGCACGCCGTATTCATTCGTGAACGACACCTGCTGCCCGACCCGGAAATCCGTTTCGATACCCGCGTCGGCCGGGTTGTCGTAGATAGGCGGCAACCCTTTTTCGTCGCGCCATTTTCGCCATTCGGCGAAATCTTTACTGTAATCTCTCATCGTTCAGGCGGTTTCCAAGTTTGATGATAAATGTTTCGTGATCGGGTGCACCCCATTCCGGGCGACCTCGGCCAAAATCAACGCCTTTGCACTCCCATAGCATCCGGCGGCGGGTGTAGCCGTAGGAAAAACAAACTGCGTCGTAGTCTTTGAAGAATATAAATACCGGGCTTTCGGTCTCCTCGTCCCCCTCGTCGTATATTACCGTGTCGATAAGCCGCGTTTTCCAGTAACGGGTATTTTCGCGGTACTCTTCGCGCTTATCGCCCCGCTCGATCATTTCGTACCACTCCTTTTTGAGTGGCAAATACAGAATTTTCATCGTCTTGAATCTTTTGCGGGTTCGCCGTTTCGTTCGATCTCGCCGAGTGCTTCGTCGAGGTAGTAGGCCAGCTCTGCGGCTTGTGTAGCCACGCGCCGCGCCCAGTCTGAACGAAGCCTGCCGCCTCCGGTGGGTGGGGTGGTTACGACGGCGTGCGCAAGGCTTGCCATTGCGACGGTGGCATACAGTTCGCGTTTCGTGATCCCTGTCGCCAAGAATGTTTCGGGCGAAACTCCCTCGGCCTCGACTGTGATCGTCTGCGGAATAGCCGCCTTGTTGAGCATTTCGGCGATTCTGTCGTAGAAATTTGCCGGGGACTTGCCCCGCTTGTCGTTTTTGTTTTTCATCGTGCGTTGTTGTTTTTAGATTCGCGGGGTTTGGTAGTGTAGCGTCCAGCCCGCGAAATGTTTGTCGAAAAAGTTATCCCGAAAGAACCGGACATTGGCCTCGACGGCTTCGGCCATCTGCCGCGTGCAGCGGAATGTTAGCCGTTTGCGCTCGGCGTCGATAAATACCAATTCCAGATCGTGAATGAATATCGGCGCAAGCACCGGATTCGTTTGCTTTACGAGGTCGTAGAAACGTCGGTATTTCGCAAGAAAATCGGCGTTGAAGCGTGGCGTGGCGTTTTTATCTTCCTGCGTCCATGTCCGCGCAAGCGCCGGGCGGTCGATAGCGGCTTGTCCGTTTTTACGAATCCAGCCCGATGCCTCGTAATTAGCGCAGAATCGTTCGACTTCGTAATCGGGATTTATAAAATTCTTGAAAAAGAAAATTTCAAAAAATGTCTCTCTCTCTCTCTCTGCCTCCTTCGCGCGTGCGCGAGAAGAGAGAGATTCTTTTAATTCTTTATATTCCTCTTTATATATTCTTATACTGTTGTCGCTTGAAAACAGTTGCGTTTGTCGGTCGTTTGTCGATTGATTGTCGTTCTGTTTGTCGTTTTGTTCGGTGTTATCACTATAATCGTCTGTATTAATGTTAATTATAGGTGTTTCCGGTTTGTCGTTTGGTTTGTCGATTTTGGCGGCTTTCTTTCCCGGTACCCTCCGCAAACCCTCGTAACTGTTTGTCGGTCGTTTGTCGTTTTCATTTTCTAATGGCTGGTAAGTGTCGAATTTACAAACTGTTATAATGCTTTTGTAGTTTGTCGCACGGACGGATATTTCGCCGGACGCCTGCAAACGAGCTAAACGGGTTCTAATCTGTCGTGTCGTCTGTCCTGTTTCTGCGCACAAACCATCGACGGAGGTAACGAAAGCCCCGCGCTCAATCTCCACTCCTCGCCATCTCGTAGGCAGGTAATTCGCCTTGAGCAGACAAACGACCCACAGTTGCAGCGTGAGCGGGTCGTCGAACCACTCCCATCCGAGCGTGCTGCGATACAACCGCACCCAACCAGTATTTGTTTCGTTTGCCATTGACGCTGATTTGACCCGTTAAATTTCGCTTTTGTTCAGTTTGACGATTAAACCCTTGTCTGCGACGAAAACACGCGCGAAATGGGCTGTTTTGCGCATTTGCGCGGCAAAAGCATCGGCAAGACTGTTTGCGTTCGAAAGGTGCAGTAGAACGACCGTCGAAAGTTCCGCCGTTTCGTTCGCCTTTACCATATCACACGCCGCGTCGATTGATAGATGCGACGTTCGTACGCGCGCTGCCTGTGCCGGGTTCATCGTCCCGCGGGCGATATTATCGTCCAGCTCCTCTTGTGAATAGTTCGCCTCGATCAGAATATGATTCAGCCGCAGGGATTTGAAATTGTACCGGATAAAATGCGTGTCGGTAGCAAATAGCACTTTTCCGCATTCCTCGTGTTCGATGATATATCCGAACGGCTCTGCCGCGTCGTGCTTCACGTCGAACGCCCGGACGACGAAATCGCCGACCGTGACGGACTGCATCGGCCGCAAAGCGTGCGCCCGGTACGCTTTGTCGATATGGCACGCCGCGAGCGTTCCCCGCGAAGCGTAGACGTCGATTGCCCGGTCGGCGTATTTACCGATGTGGGCCGCGTGGTCGCCGTGCTCGTGCGTTACTACTGCACCGACGAACTTTCGGGCGTCGATACCGGTTCGGGCGAACATCGTTTCGGGCGATGCGCCGCACTCGATAACGAGCGCAGACGCTTCGCTCTCCAAAACGTAGCAGTTGCCAGCCGACGACGAGGATATAACGTGCAGCTTCATCGGGTTACACGTTGAACGGGTCGTCTTCAATGGCAGCGGGGGCTGCCTCTTCGGTTGCCTCCTCGCGTGGAACGGGCGTCGGCGTAGGGATCGGCGGCATCGTTTCGGCGGGTACGGCCGATTGTGCTGTGATTGCGGCCGGAGCAACCTCCTCGAATTTTGCTTCTTCCAGATTTCCTTCCGGAATGAATTTCTTGTCAGCTTCGGATTTATGA